AACACAGTATTATATGTACCCTGACTTGGCTTTAAAACAAATTTATAGTGAGTAGCCCAATAAGGAGGGAGGTGTTCTAAAGTAACCTTTATTCTGTTTTGGTCTACCGAAGTCGAAGCCGGGAAAAACACGGTATTAGTTTCATTAACCAATACCGTAGAAGCTCTGGCATATTCATCCATGTATACTACTCCTACCTCGTAATCTCTTTGGCTGTGCAGACTTGCTGCCGTAGCAACAACTCTTTGAGTAGCATAAGACTCTGGAGCATTAAAAGCAAAATACTCATACTGACTGGATACATTCCCAGCTCCATCGTCAAAGTAATAAAGAACAGCAGGGATCTGAATGCTAAATGTATTTGTAGCTATACCAGGATCTCCGAAATGTCTAAGAGCAATAGGCTCTTGTGTGCCGCCGCAAACTTCTGCTGTAGGAGGGAATGTAGTAAGAGGTATAGATGGACATGGAAGACTAATAGCGCTTTGAATTAACATTAAGCTATTAGAATATCCTGCCGGACCTAAAGTATAAGGAACGGTAGAGTTGAAAGTATCCGTATATGTGGATCCCGCCTGCGGAGGGAAAGGAGAAGCTGGAGGATATAGTGGTGGAGTCGGATTGGTATAAGGAGTTAAAGGCGTAATATTCGCTACAGTTCCTATAGCGTTTTGAAACGCTTGTGACGAAGTCATCTCATCTACTGTATTGTAGACTTGATCTGCAATAAAGGTCAGAGAGATATTGAAAGGAGGAATAGTAAAATCTTCTACGTCAGGACCACCGTTGTCCTGCGTTAAAACATTTTCTATTTGAGCTCTAAAATTAAATTGAGTTCCAATTTGAATAGGCAAAGGTGTAGTGCCTAAATCAAAAGTTAAAACTGAATTATCTATAGAAGTGTTAGGGATAGCCGCGTTAATATCATATAGACCTACCGATGATTGTGGTACAGGGAATGATATCTGTCCTTGTGGTGTACTTACAGGTTGAGCTTGGAATCTTATTTCTATAGGCTCCCCACCAGGCGTTAAAGCAACATCGTACTGATCAAGGTAGTTTCCATACATTAACCTGTTACCCTGAATTGTTTGGGCTTGGGATTTACGTGGAACATTATCGTAAAGTCTTAACAACTCATCACCACCTAAAAGAGTAAGTATCTTACTGTTTGTAAACGTAAGGTGAATAAAATTATTATCTGCAATTCCTTGAGTGTCTTTGTATAGTCGATCTATAATAAAGATCTCATTAGTCTGAGCTTCTTTATATAGAACTTGTATTTCTTGTACTCGACGTGATCCTGTAGAAAAGTATACGCGGGCTGCATTATATCTATTCTGCATACCCTCGTTTTTAAACGTCGAATAACTAAAGTCAAATTCTTTAGGTTCAAAAGCAGGAGTAGTAAACAGAGAGGTTGCACTATACCCGCCGTCTTGGTATCTATACCTGTAACCAAAACAAAGGAATCGTGGTTCCATATAATCCTCCGTAGTTCCGTTATCAAATAATTCGATATACGGAGCTCCTAAAGGTTCATATCCAGCAGCTATATCCTCGAAGCCTGGGGGTTTTACAATGACACTAATATCTTCTTCTTCTAACGGATCTACTAATACCGTATCTGTATTGTATTGCCTTCTTACGTTAATATAACGCGGAGGGTTTAAGTCGTCTGTAAAAAATAAAAGATTACCAATTTTATTCACTCCTGTTATCAGGTAGTTGTGATCAAAATTTAAAACCGTTTCACTAATAACGTGATAAGTAAGTGTCTCTACATTAACATTGTATGATAGAATCATACTTACTTGTCCCGAAGCCGATACAGGATTGTTAGCATCGTGAACAAACCAGTAAATAGTTTCAAGCATACCATCCTCAAAAGCACCTATACATCGGGTGCCATCAACACTCAAGGGTTCTCCTAAATATTCTAAAGCAGTCAATGCCGTATTTCCACGAGAGTTTTCTACTGCGCCTATCTCAGTACTTTCAGTAGAACCCAAACGCACATTCAATGCATCTACATACTCGCCATTAGGAACTAAGCGCTCGTCCACGCTCTTGTTCATCTTACCCTTAATAAATGTTGTTTGTATCAGCATATTACTTTATCCATTTTGCTTGCCCTCTCATGTTCATAAGAAGTCTACCAGGGTGCATGTTGCTTAATCTTAGTTTTGCATTACGGAGTAAAGACGACTTGTCTTTACGCGCTCTGTTAATCACATACTCCTGTGCGGCTAATCTGTTGTTTAAAATAGAATATTTAATAGCTGCGTAAAGATATTCTTCAAAAAGTTTATTCACACTTACTTGAGAATCTTTTCCTTTTTCCATGCCGTCTGACACGTATTCTAAAACTATTAACTCACCAGCTACGTGTGAGCTAAAGTTGATAACACCACCCTTTTTATTTATACTAAACGTAGGGTTTTTGTTAGCCGTCTCTGTATTTAAACCAAAACGAGATCCAATATTGTAATCGAAATACCACCTCCCATCAATACACCAACCTTCACAATTATTGTAAGGACTATTGCTATTGAGGTATATACTTTTCTTTGTACCATCTAATCTGTCTAAATCTAATTTAGAGTTATTTGGTTTTAGAACATCGCCATACGCATCAAAGAGTACACGGCATTCGTGATCTTGAAGGTACGCTCCACTCCAGTTGGTCTGGATATTTTCGGTAAGAGGCATTAAGACGCCATTCTTATATAAAGAAATTCTTACCCAGTTTACATAATCAGGAGGAAGAACAAAACGTAATTGATCACATATCTGTAGTTGAAGGATTTTAATTTCCTTCATAGCATCATAATTTAATTCTTGTATAGCTCTTTTAGCAAAGAATAAAACTTGATATCTATTTACATTATTAATAAGTTCATTGTTACCTTGATACATTAACATAAAGTTGTTAACTATATCATCCAGGGAAACATATTGATATGAACCCCAGTTTGCATCCTCGGGAGAAACCTGGTTGTTTTCGTAATATTCGTAATCGGTTATATACGCCATAATCTTTAGCTTGTTTCTTTCATATCAAGAGCCTCTTCATTAGTGCCAAAATTTAACACGTCAGCTTCTCTTATCTCTATACCCACATACTGACAGATTTTTGCAATCAAAGCAGGCTCGTCAGAATCAGGTAATTCAAATTGTTGGAAGTCAGGTTGAGACTGATCAAATAACGGTTCGCCTCCTTGTAAAACTGCAAACGTCCAGTTTGGATCTCGAGGATAACGTATGTATTGAGCTTTAACGTCACATCTCCCCATTTGATAGCCCGCGTCGTAAGGGTCGTTATTAGCGTCCCATATTGTAGGGTACACACTAATTAAGTTTCCGTCCAAAACGTAGCACGGATACTGTGCTGTAGGGCAAGTAAGGTTGCTGCTTGTAAGGTTAAATATCTTTCTTTGGCTTACCCTTTCTACCTCTACAATATTTTTAGAATCATAAATCTCATAAGATTCTGCACCTATTCCGGCAGGATCAGAAAATAGTTGTGTCGATAAAAGCAAACTGGATCCAGCGGGAGATGCGCTTTGACCTATGCCTACCACCCAACCTTGTAGTCCTGGTGCAGGATTCCCTGGCGTACCCATTGCTGGGTATGGAGCCGTTCCTGTAGCACTTGTGTTTACTACTATATCTCCAGGCTGCACTCCATTATTAAAAAAATTTTGTGTGGTATCAACAAGTAGAGTACTGTTAGGAACGGTATTAGTTGTTGCACTTCTTACTCTCAGTGTGGGATAACGATATAATTTATTTATAAGGTAGTAATCGTCAGGGAGTTGGTACACATTAGATCCCGACAACCCACTCGGTACATTAGGAACATTGAAAGGATTTAGTAAAGAAAGAAAAACTTGTTCGGAAAAAGTATCTATAACTTCCTCTAATCCTTTTATTATATCTGCATAACCCGTCCCAGAGGTTCGTGTGTTTTCTCTATTTATCCAGTTGTTGTACTGATAAAAGTAATCCTCAAACATATCCATCTGCGCTTGCTTAGCGTAGAGGTTGAAATCCTGTGGCGAAATATATCCGTAGTTATTCTTGTTAGCTATAGCCAACACCGTATTTCGCACCGCATTTATTGAAGCTGGCATAGTGTAAAATTGTTTTTACAAAGATAACACAAAAAAAAAGGCGGGCATTTTTTAGAGTCTACTAAGCATTAATAATGCTTACAGTATCCTTTA